GAGCTGCAATGATTTTTAATGGCATGACTGGTAAAGAAATGAATGGATCTGACATGTATGCAGCTTTAGTTGCACTTAAATTGAGTCGTCATTCATATAATTATAAACAAGATAATCTATTAGATGCTGTTGCATACTTAGGTGCTCTTGACAACTACGTTGAAAAGCATGGTTATGGTGAATCAGAAGATCCTATTAAATAATATCATATGTCAGAATTTAAGTACTTAACAGACTATGTTACCGATAAGTCATCTCGTATAGCGATTGCAGCCTTAGTTGGTAAATTAAGTCCAAAGGAAAGCTCACACAAAAGTGGTTGGGCATTTCATTTAGCTAATCAAATAACTAACTTAGGATTTGAGAGAGTTGATGTCATTACAGATACCGAAACCAAATGGCAAGATTACGACTGTATTCTTATTGAACATGGTATGGAATTTAAAGGTACTTTTAATATTTTTGGTGGTGCGAACGATGATTTGTACCACCAATTAATTCGTATTAAAAGTGGTGTACAAATGTACAGTCTTCATCATGATATGCCATGTATTGCCGCACTTATCGAACAAAGACTTAAAACAGGTACAGATTTGTTTAAAACAATCGAACCAGATATTGAATCTATAAGACAAATATGTGCAAACGATATTCCAAGAATTGATCACATTACTAAAACAGAAAAACTTTGTTTTGGCGATAGTCATTCATTTAGTCAATATACGCCAGGTTACATGACTCAGCGTCATGATGGTTTGACTATGCACGGTGCACTTAAACGAGGATTAGACACATATGTATATCCATGGATTACTGATCTTAGGGTTTATATGGGTAACATTGACGTAAGACACCATTTAATGAGACAAGATAATCCTTCAGCTTCTGTTAAAAATCTTATGATTAAGTATGAGCAAGAATTATTAAAACTACAAGAACGAGGTGTTACCAATATTGAAGTGGTACATTGTTTGCCTATTGAAAACGAATCAAGAGTATTGCCTAAAACAGGTTACTATAAAGGAACACCATACATTGGCACTTGGTCAGAGCGTGCAGCATTAGTCAAAGAAATTAATTCATCTATCGATGATATGTGTCAAAGAAATGGATGGAAAGCATATAAACATCCAGAAGTGTATTTTAATGCACTTAATGAATTGACGTTTGATGTTATGGAAAAACCAAAATCAGTACACATTGCCCGTGAATTTTACAGATGGGATGTTGCTAAGAATGAACCTAACAAGAAACTAATTAAACAAACACTTGCACTTTTTTAAAATGGAAAAGAAAGATGAAACATATAAAATAGAAATAACGTACATCAATGGTACGATAGAGATATTAGAAATTAAAACAAATGAAATAGAATGGTCTATGTTGCAATATCAAAGAAACAGAGATCCATTTAATTGGAAAGTAATTAAATAATATGCAGATAAAAACTACCAGATATTATGAAGAATTCCTAAGATACTTTGATCTTGCTCTTAAACAACAAGAATGTAGTAACTTAGGTCATATTCCTCATCATGAGAGTGATGTCAATGATGAGCTAATGCACCATATTGAATTATATGATGTAGTAGAACGTAAATTTGCAGGATTCTCGGCAATCATCAATGATTGTTTTTATGGTTGGTCAGAAGATCATCCATATTGGTCTCGCATGGATGCAGGACTTTACACACCACAAAGATTTGAGATTGCAAATAATTGGACAAACAAACAAAAAGTATTTGGATTAGAAGAGTGGCTTTATGTGTTTATATTACATAGAGTTTGTGGATCTGCAATTAATTATGCAACCAAACCTTCTGGTTATCACAACACAATTTTGCCATCTTTACATGATTGCAATACTATTGAAGAAATGTGTGAGAAAGTTAAGTATCATCCAACACCGTTCTATACATCAGTTGGTTATCAATTTCCAGCATTTCCAAAACCACCTACACCAACTTCAGATGAAGATAGTTTTGTAGGTATGTCATCGTTTAAAAAACCTGAATATGTTTACAAACGAGGTGGAGATTATTTCTTATGTGAATATGCACCGCGTTTAGCTAGAGATATGGCAACATATCTAACAACAGGTGATAAAAAAGACTTAAGAGAATTAGGTGATTGGATGTTTAAATGGAATGCAGATAATGGGTTAAGAGCTTATAGATTTCAATATGCTGCGGTTATTGCAGATGTTGCAGATTGGTTCCCAGAATACATCAATAGAGAATCTATGTTTTATTATGGTACTAATGCAGTGGAATGCATTGGTTATTTAGCAGATCCAGTTTCAGGTGGTGGTAAGAAAAGCGAAGAATTCTTAGATTCTGTTATGAATAAGATCTATGAAGATACAGGATCGCTGCCATATAATGCAGAAGATGTGGCCTGTGATTATATTAGATGGATCGAGAACTACTTAAGACCAGGAGCAGACTATGCCCACATTAACATGGACACTTTGTGGAACTCTTCATCAATAAACGATCATCCATTTGGCAGACAAAAAGCAATGTTAGATTTAGGTCTTGTAGAGACTTTCAATGGCATGACTTCGTTTCCATCAGATGACAAAATATTACAAGCTGCTGGGGTTTCAGTAGAAGATTATAAAAAAATGGTAAGTAAACTATGATTAACGACCAACAAGTAGTAAGAGAACCTCAATGTGATATTGAACCTAAAAAGAAAAACACATCCAGTATAATTCAAAATAAGTTATTTGAATTTGAAGATGATACTAATACGGTTTACACTAATATTTCATACGAAGGCACTTCAGATATTATCATGCATAATGGTAAACCTAAAGAAAGTTGGATGAAAGATTGGACTCAAGAACAACGTTTTGATAAATTCTTTGAATTCTGTCATGCATTCGATAAGAGACAAGATAAATTATTATCAGAAGATTATCAAATATTTTCCCACAGATTGCATTGGCATGAGCATCCATATTGTTATATGATGCAAAATGAAACAGATCTAGAAAAGCTTCTTTATTACACTATAGTATTCTCATTCAGCAATGAACATTGGGGAACTATCATGAGGTTGATTAATGAAGGTGAAGAAAAAACAAGAGAACACTTTGTTGAAAACAGACATGCACGTAATGATCTATTTCAAATCTATTATCCTAAAGGCACACAGGTTAAAGATTGGTTATTAGATGGACCTAAGAAAGCTGCCAAAGAAATGGCTCATGTTTTAGAAAATCTTGAGAGACCATATACGATGATGGAATTTGCAAAAATTCTAGAAAAGTATTTTAAAGAACATCAAAACTTTAGAAGTCCATTATATCCATGTAAGAACACTGCACGTTATGTTGCAATGAGTAGACCAGATCTTGTAGATCCTGAGTCAATTCTTTTTGGTGGAACAGGACATTTTGATGGTATGATGCAAATCTTTGGAGGACCAAACCTAAACGGTAAAGTAAAGTATTCTGTTGACAAAGACGGTCAATTTATAGCAGAAAACAAGTATGCTGAAATGTGGATCGAACAGATGAATATTTTAGCTAATCATCCAAACAACCCGATGACTAGTCAAAAGATGTTAAACGTAGAAGATAAAACATGTTTCTTTTACAAACACATTGCAATTAGTCATGATATTAAATCTCCAACTAAGAGAATTCCATACACATGGATTTTTGATGGAGCATTCAATTTAGCAAAACATCCCACAGAAAATGTTGTAATAAATGCTGAAACAACTCGATATCTGTGGGGTAAAGATTATCCTAACGAATAAAATAAAGAAAATGAAAAATAAAGCAGAAGATGCGTGGCAAATCCTAAGAATTCAAGGAGAATTTACAAAGGGATTTGATACATTTAGCGAACTGGGCCCATGTATTTCAGTATTTGGAAGTGCAAGAACCAAAGTTGGAACTAAATGGTATGAAGAGGCAAAATTATTCGGCAAATTAATTGCATGTGAAGGTTTTGGTGTAATCACAGGCGGAGGTCCTGGTATTATGGCAGCAGCTAATCACGGTGCAAAAGAAGTTGGTGGTAAATCAATAGGAATAGGAATTGAATTACCATTCGAAGCAGGAATGAATAAGTATGTTGATCTTGGAGTTGAGTGTAGATATTTCTTTACACGTAAAGTTATGTTCTTAAAATACTCACAAGCATTTGCAGTATTTCCTGGAGGTCTTGGTACAATGGATGAATTATTTGAAGCCATTACACTAGCACAATGTGGGCATAATGTAAAGTACCCAATAGTTTTAGTAGGTAAAGAATACTGGACAGGATTAGTAGATTGGCTTAAAAATGTTGTCCTTGAAAACGGTAAAATGAGTGATAAAGATTTTGATCTATTCAGAATTGTAGATAGTGCAGAAGAAGCTAGAGACAAAATCATGGAATATCATAACAAATATATGACAGATCCAGAATATTTAGGAAGCAAAACAAATTTTTAATTATGGCACATAATAAACACACAGCAAGTACCATGAATCAAGATCTAAATCTAATGATGCCAAATAGACAGGCATGGTTAGATTTAGCTGGTGATTGGAAGGATCCATTCGGAGATCCAAAATTAGTAGAACATGATGGATTTAAAGTAGTAAGAGAAGATCTTATGGGATTTGGATCTAAATGTAGATTCGGAGACATCTTAGTTCAAAAGGCACAAACTGATACATTAGTTTAT